GAAGCAACCATAATCGATGCATTGAAGTATGGAATGAAATACGAAGGTAGTCGTCAAATTATCTTCCGAAGAACATTCCCCGATCTACAACGTTCCATTATCTCAAGAACGTTACAAGTCTATCCGAAAGAACTAGCGAAGTATAATTCATCTAAACATGAATGGACCTTAATCAATGGTTCAGTTATTGAGTTAGCGTATTGGGATAATGATAGCAACTATATGAACTATCAAGGTGCTGAGTATGATGTCATTCGGTGGGAAGAGTTAACACAGTTTGAAGAGAAATGGTATATCTACATGTTATCTCGTCTAAGGGGTAGCAAACCATATCCTAGAAGTGTGAAATCAACAACCAATCCTGGTGGAGTTGGCCATTCGTGGGTGAAGAAACGTTTTATTGATGTAGGACCACCAGAGCAAGTACATGAGATACCTGTTACAGATGATAATGGAAATCAAATTTATCATCCAATCACAGGGGAGGCAGTCATAAACAAAGTAATATTCATTCCTGCAAACATACATGATAATCAAGCGTTAATTCAAAACGATCCTGGTTATCTTATCCGATTAATGAGTCTATCTGACCAAGAACGAAAACAATTGCTTGATGGTGATTGGGATACGTTTAGTGGTCAGTTTTTTAATGAGTTTAATCGTGCAATACATGTAATCGAACCATTTGCTATTCCTTCTGATTGGCGAAAGTTCAGAATGCTTGATGAAGGATATAACGATCCATTTGTTTGTTTATGGGGTGCTTTAGACCGAGATGGAAACTTATTTATCTATCGGGAGTTTGTCAAATCGAAATTACTATCACATGAACAAGCGCAGAAAACAAAAGAGTTAACAGGAAACGAAAAGATTGAGTATAGCGTGGGAGATACATCGTTTTGGAATAAAGGAAAAACAACAGGTGAAAGCCCTTCAGAGGTATTTGCAAAAGAAGGTGTTCCATTAATTCAAGCAACGAAAGAACGTGTGAATGGATGGAAGAGAGTAAGAGAGTGGTTACATGTCTATGATGAAGTAGACCCAACAAGTGGAGCTACCTATAAACATGCTAAACTTAAAATCTTTAACAATTGTAAACATTTAATTGAAGCATTACCTTCAATGGTGATGGATGAACATAATCCAGAAGATATTGCGGACCATCCATTAGATCATACACCAGATGCTTTACGTTATGGATTAATGAGTAGACCACGACCAACAAAAGCATTACCACCTCAAGTAACGCAAACCAATAAATTATTTGCTCATGCAATAAAGAAATCAAAGAGAAAGAAAGGAAGTATTGAATGATTAGTTTATTTAGTTTAACAGCTTTAGTTATAGTAATTTGCTTTTTTATTGCTTTAATTGTGGTTCAAAATATTCACTACTATAGACATACAAGAGATTTACAGAATGAATGGAAATTAGACCGCAATTATATACACAGTATTTATTTAAACAACATTGAAGAATTGAATGAGTCATGGCGAATTGAACGTAAAGAATTGTTAGATCGTATTCAATCCCCAACGTTCCATGAGTTTAAATCCGCAGAAATAAGAACTATCAAAGCGAATAAGCAAGAAGAACCGCAAATACCAATTATTTTGGAGTGATTTAATGTTATACAGGCATTATAAAGGTGGATTATATAGAGTGATGGCAAACTGGGCTACTGTTGAAGCCACAGGGGAATTAGTTGTTGTATATATGTCTGTTGAAACTGGAGAGGTATGGACTAGACCTTACGAGGAATTCCACGGAGAAGTAGAAATAACTGAGAATCAATTAACTAAGAGATTTATGGAGGTGCATTAATGAAACTATTTAATATTGGATTACCTGGTCAAACGCAACATTTATTTGTTGCTAAAGATAAAGAAGATGCTTATGAGCGTAGAGCAGAAGTAGATCATACTTTTGAATACTTACCTGTTGTAATTGAAGAAGTAACTGTTGAAGGTTATGAGATTAAGCTGGTTAAAGCAAAACCTAAGCCAGTAGATGAACCTGTGCAACCTGTAGAAGTAAAAAATGATGAACCTCCTGAGAGTGTTGAAAATAGTCAAAGTAAGTAGGTGATTAAGTGGAGAATGCAAAAACACCGAAAGAATGGGTAAGCATTGTAGATGAACGTATTAAACAAGCTGAGGATTGGGAAAACAGACGAAATATACTCAGACAACTTAACTATTATCTAGGTAACCAATTCATTGTATGGGATAGTTCGAGTAAAAAAATGACTGCTGCACCACAAGAACCAGGAATCGAGCGTATTGTTCATAATATCATCAAACCAAAAGTTATGGTAAAAGTCGCAAAACAAATTAAGAATAAATTGAAGTATGAGGTTATGCCTGATACTACCGAACAAAGACGAATCGAAATTGCTGAACTTGCAAATCGAGCATTAGATCATTGGTGGAAAGAGCAAGAAATGGGACGTAAAAGTCGTGACATTTTCTTGCAAAATGGCATTAAAGGGTGGTGTGCACTCAAAGTATTCTTTGATAATACACGAGGGGAAGATATCACACCAGAAGGAGAAGAAGAGGAACAACTATTTACAGGTGAAATTGTTGCTTATGTAGTAGATCCTCTTTCTTTGTATATTGACCCTGCAGCAACGAATGATGATGAAATCCGTTGGGTGATTGAGCAAAAGCCAAGAGACATTGATTACATTAAAGAAACGTATGGAATCGATGTACCAGAAGATGAAAATGTAGAGTATGCAAACAATGATTTAACCATTTCATCTGGTTATAGCAATATGCAGAAAAGCAAACGAAACTACAAAATGGCTATGGTCAGTGAAATGTGGGTGAAACCATGTAAGAAGTATCCAAATGGATTAAAGGTAACAACTGCAAACAATACCTTATTAGACGTAGATGAAAATGCAGGAGAAATACCTTATACAATCTTTGTAGATATACCGATTCCATCATCCGTAAAAGGTGATGCATTCATTAAAGACATGCTACCGATTCAGCGACATATTAATATCACAAAATCAATGATTGCTACGCATGCAAAACGCATGGGAAATAGTATTTGGTTAGTACCAATGGGAACTGATTTTGATGAAGATGATTTAACGAATGAAATTGGTGGAATTGTACAATATCCAAACAATGGTTCTCCACCACAACGAGTTGGTCCACCTGATTTACCTTCCATTTATGACCGATTAATTGAGTTTTATATGCGAGATATTGACGATATGAGTGGAGCAAGGGAAATCTCACAAGGGAATTTACCGACTGGACTCGATACGTATAGTGGATTACAGCTCATGGTTGAACAGGAGAATGAGAAACTCTCTATTTCGTCTGAGAACTATGAACGAGGTATGAAACGAGCGTTAAAACGTGTCTTACATCTCATGCATAAACATTATACCGAAGAACGATTGATTAAAATAGTTGGGCAAGATGGTCAATTAGAGGTTGAGAGTTTCCTAGGCAGTGATTTAAGTGGTGGCGAAGATATTGATATCGTGCAAGGTTCAAGTTTACCAGAGTTAAAAACGAGCCAACAGGAGCGTATTATGACTCTGTGGAACATGGGCGCAATTGTAGATCGTAACGGTCAACCGGACCATGAAACATTCCTACGATTACTAGGTATGGGTGATGCTGAAGCGGTCTATGAAGAAAAAGAACTGGATGAAAACAAAGCAAAATTCGAGAATAAGACCATTATCGAGAATAATAATCCTCAAATGCTTCAAGTTTTGCAACAATATCAAGCAAATATGCAACAATATGGAGCAATGCAACAGCAAGTTGCTATGCAAGGTGGAGATCCAAATAGTATTCCTCCACCACAGAGCCCAATTACAATACAAGTAAGAGATTTCCATGATCACGAAACGCACATTTACTATCATAATTTGTTCCGTAAATCGGCTGAGTACGATAAATTACCACCTGAGTTACAACAAGCCATTGATAACCATGTAAATGAGCATGTTCAAGCACTTCAAGCGCCTATGATGGCACAGCAACAAGCTCAAGCACAACAAATGCAACAGCAACAACAAGCTCAAGCAGACCAACAAGCCCAGATACAAGCGCAAGAACAGCAAAACCAAGAGCAGAATATCGCATTACAACATAGAAAACTAGATTTAGAGGAAAAGAAATTGGCTAGTCAACATCAAATTGGAATGATGAAAAAGGAGAGTAAATAATGGCCGAAAGTGAAAAGACTTATGAAAAAGAAGTCAGTGAGGGTAGAATTTTAGTACCTGATGAACCAACAGGAGAGCCGATGGGAGAACATTTCTTTGGTTACTCATTTAAGGAGTTGTTTTCTACTTTTGTAGGAGGAACACCTGTTAAACGTAGAGGTTGGAGAGGATATTGGAAGTATGATCCACGACTAAGAAATATTAAGATGTTCACTAAAGAAGGAAAAGTTCTTCTTCTTACAGATACAGATGATATTTTATTTACGATTAGTCATATCTCTGAATACGATTGGGAAATTGCTACAAATGAAAATTGTGACATAGAGGTTAAATAAATGCCTTTCAAGGAAATCTTTTATGCTGCTTTAATTCGTGGTATTCCAGTTAGGCGCAAAGGGTGGGAAATGTACTGGATATTGAAAGACGGTAACATTGAATGCCATAATCCTTTGCATGATGAAGTAACTAAAATAACTGAAACAAAAGACATTTTGTATAAAGTGTTAGAGCAAACATTAATGGATGACTGGGAAATAGCAACATAAAGCATGTTAACGATTTAACTCGTTGATGTGCTTTTTTATTTTGATGGGAAGTGGCTGTTTCGAAGATATAAGTGGGGCCAACGGGTGACTAGGAAATGGAGTGAGGTCACAAAAAACTATGGCGTTGAAGGTGAGAAACCGCCAGCTCACAGGAGGATATACCATGTTTAAACAATTTGGATTGAAAATGAATTTACAACTATTTTCTGCTGATTTAGGCGTTGAAGGTGGAGATTTCGCCGATTCCACACCAGCAGATGACATTGAAGTAACAGAACCAACAATAGATGGTCCACAAGATCCACCAGTAGACCAAACAGGAGAACCACCAACAGATGATTTAGACAATAGCAAAGCGTTTGCTAAGCGTTTGGAAGAGCGCACCCAAAAAGCATTAGCAGAAGAACGCGCGAAATGGGAACAAGAAACATCACAAAAATATGGGAACTACGACCAATACGATCAAGCACTTCAACTAGTATTAAAACAATCTGGTTTTGGTAGTTTTGAAGAGTTACAACAAGCACTACATGAAGCTGAACTTACTGAACGTGCTCAGGCAAATGGCGTTAATCCCGAATTTCAACAACGTATCGAACAATTAGAGGAACGTGCAAAGAGAGCTGACGAGCTCGAACAACAACAGCAACAAGAACAAGTTTATCAACAGTTCACACAAGCTTTATCCACATTTGCATCAGAAAAGGGAATTGAAGCTAATCAACTTGAGGAATACATGGTGCAGCACAATATCCCAAGTTTTGAAGCAGCATACAAAGCACTACGACATGATCAAATGGCAGAAGAATTAGCGAATGCCAAAGACATAGCAATTAAAGAATATCTTGCGAGTAAAAAAGCGCCAAAGGTTGAGGGAACAGGAACACCAGGAGTCGTAAAAGATTCTCCACCGAAAACTTTTGAAGAAGCTAGAGCAAGAGCGATGGAACGGTTAAATTCCGTTAAAACAAACGAATAGGAGTGATTTAAATGGCAGGAACAACTTTAACTACATTAGCAGATGTTTTAAAACAAGATTATTTACCAACAATTCGTGAGCAAGTAAATAATGCAAATGCATTTCTAGCAAAACTTGAAAAGAAAGCTGAGGTTATCGATGGTGATGGGGCTAACTTCTCAGTTCCACATCACTTTGGTCGTAACTCAGGGGTTGGATCTGTAGCTGAGGGTGGTACTTTACCTACTGCAGGTAACCAACAATACAAAGCTTCTACTGGTAATGCAAAAATGGTTGCTGGTCGCTTACAAGTAACGGTTCATACAATTGAACAATCAAAGAAAGATAAAACAGCGTACCTTCGTGCATTAGAATCAGAGGTAAAAGGACTTACTACTGATATTAAAAACTATCGTTCTCGTGCTTTCTTCGGTGATGGTACAGGTAAATTAGCAACAACTGCAGTTAACTCAAACGTAGCAACTTTAAACGTTGATACAGTGAAACCATTCTTTGTTGGTCAAATTGTTGATATCATTGATGGTTCTGATGGTACAACTGTAAAAGTAACTGGTCGTTCAATTACTGCAATTGATCGTGTTGCTACAACTATTACAATCTCAGGCGCTAACGTTACAACTGCAGCAATTGATTATGTTGTTGTAACAGGAACAAACAAATTAGATCCAATGGGGTTAGCTGGTATTATCTCTGCGACATCTTCACTTCAAGGATTAGCACCAGGAACATATTCTTGGTGGAAAGCACAACGATTTGCGAATGGAGGTACACCTCGTGCTATTTCGGATGCATTACTTCGTTTAACGGTTGATGAGACAGACATTGTTGCAGGAAAAGACGTTGATTTCTTAGTTTCATCATATGGCGTACGTGCAGCATATGAAGCACTATTAACTTCTAATAAACGTTACACAAACGTTATGCAATTAGAAGGAGGTTACACAGCTCTAGAATTTGATTCAAAACCATTTATCGTGGACAAATACATGCCTGGTAACAGAGTGTGGTTTGGTAACTGGGATGATATTAATATCTATCGTGTTGCACCTCTTCAATTCATGGAAGAAGATGGCTCAATGTTCTCTCGTGTACCGAACCAAGCAGCATATGAAGCAACTGCATACACAATGGAAACATTGGTATGTCATGCTCGTAATGCTTTTGCAGAACTAGCTGACATTACTGAAGCTACAGGCTACAGCAAGTAAACAAGTGAGGGGTAGGGTTTCCTACCTCTCTTTTTTTGTATGGAGGACTTATGAATCATCATTTACGAAACGGATTTAGACGATGGCCATTAAATGACATTTATCATGTGGAAGACCTTTTAAAAGAGTATGATCCGCACCTGTATTTACTTTATAAAGCTCAAACAAATGAGCACCTAATTATGGATGGACTGTTAGAAGTAGCAATTATGAAGATTCCCCAAGCTGGATTTCCGGAGTTAACAAGTAAAGTGCTAGATCACTTGAAAAAAATTCATGTTGCGAATGGATTTAATGCAGCAAAAGTCATGCAGGAGCATGAGGAAAAGCAAAAAAGGATGCAAGAAAAAGAACAAAA